GCGCTATGAGCAAAGAGCAGGCAGCAGAGGTTTACAACTATGCAAGCAAGATGGTTAGCCTCTCTAGCGAGCTTTCCAAAGTCATTAAGACTGTGCCAAGCAAGAAGATGCTCATCGGCATGGTTCGCAATGTTGAGTATCAAGCGGTCAGCGCTGAAGGCAAGACCGCACACGGCAAGAGCCCTATCCTTGCAATCCTTGATGAGGTTGGACAGGTCAGAGGTCCGCATTCTGAGTTTATCGACGCGATTGTTACCTCTCAGGGCGCTTATGACAATGCTTTGCTGCTGGCTATTTCTACGCAGGCAGCAAACGATGGCGATTTATTCTCGATATGGTTAGACGATGCTATACAGAGCAAGGATTCGAGAATTGTCTGTCATCTGTACGCTGCGCCAGCATCTTGTGAGCTGCAAGACCGCGAGGCGTGGAAGGCTGCAAATCCTGCGCTTGGCAAGTTTCGATCATTGCGGGATGTTGAGGAGCAGGCAGACAGGGCAAGCCGTATGCCGAGCTTTGAGCCTACCTTTCGCAATCTGATCCTAAATCAGCGGGTAGAGATGGTCAGCCCGTTTATATCAAAAAAGATATGGGAGATTAACGGCGGCGAGGTCGATCACACGGCTTTTTACGACAATCCGGTTTATGCAGGCTTGGACCTGTCAGGTAAGAACGACTTAACGAGCATGGTCCTGATTTGCAAGCCTAAAGACAAATGGCTTGTCTGGCCTTTTTTCTGGACACCTGAGAAAGGCTTATCGGATCGCGCAAGAGCTGACCGCGCACCTTACGATGTCTGGCATAAAGAAGGCTTTATTAAGACAACACCAGGGGCAAGCATCGATTACGAGACGGTCGCCAAGGACATTGCAGAAATACTGGGCGATGTTTCCATTGAGTCCGTAGCCTTTGATCGCTGGCGAATTGACCTTTTAATCAAGGAATTCAACGAAATAGGCGTAAAATTGCCTCTAATCCCGTTTGGTCAGGGCTTTAGGGATATGGCACCAGCGATTGACGCGCTCGAAACGGCTCTGCTTAACGAGCAGGTTTCACACGCTGCAAACCCTGTTTTGACAATGTGCATGGCTAATTCGAGGGTCGAAAAGGATGCCGCAGGTAACAGAAAATTGAATAAAGCTCGCGCTACTGGCAGAATAGACGGTGCAGTTGCGCTTTGTATGGCCTTTGGCATCGTTTCAAAGCAAAACGACGAAGAAGAAGGCGATTTTGAAGGGTTTTTGAACACACCTCTTGCACTGGCGTAAACAATGGCGACACTTTTTCAGAGCTTGCGACGCTGGTTCGGTAACGTAGGATCGACCGGACAGCAAGAGGGTATCCAGTTCGGCGAGCCCTTCACCAAAGTTTATGACATCAACAAGGATTACGGGATTGACGGAGCCCTGCAAGTCTCAGCGGTTTGGGCTTGCGTCGAGTTGCTTTCCGACAATATCGCCTCTTTACCCTTGTTTGTCTACGAGCGCGAGCCAGGTGCAGACGGTCACAAGAACCTAGCCCGAGGAACAGACCTTTGGAAGCTGCTCCACGACAATCCTAACCGCCGAAACACTCCGATGGAGTTTTTGCAGTTCATGACGCTAAACTTTATCTTGCGCGGCAACGCTTACGCTCGCGTGGTGCGTAATGCGGCAGGCGAAGCAATCGAATTGCTACCGCTAAGCAGCGATCAGGTCGAAGTCGAAGTCGATTCAACCGGCAAGGTTATTTACAAGTACAGCTTTGAGGGCAAGATCATCGTTTACGACGAGCGATCTATCCTGCACTGGAAAGACAAGGGCAACGGCATTTATGGCATGAGTCGCTTGGATTACATGCGAAGCTCGGTCGGCGTTGCTATCTCATCTCAGAATCACACCGAGCAGGGCTATCGCAAGAGCGGCAGGCGGCCAGGTGTATTCATGATCGACAAGCTACTCACGCAAGAGCAGCGCGAGAAAATCAGAAAGAACTATTCCGGCCTCGTTGAAGGCTCCGACGATGACTTGTTGGTGCTCGAGGCTGGCGCAAAGTTTGAGCCATTAAGCCTTTCTCCTGCCGATTTGCAGTTGCTAGACACTCGGAAGTTCGCAGTCGAAGATATTGCTCGCTGGTTTGGTGTCTCAAGCGTGATGATTAACGACACGGCCAAGACAACCACTTGGGGAACCGGCATTACCGAGCTGATTGAAGGCTTTTACAAGTTCAGGCTTAGGCCCATGCTTGAAGGGCTTGAGCAGGCTATTGAAAGGCGTGTATTAACGCCAGGACAGCGCGAGAAGTACACAGTCGAGTTCTCTTTAGACGCAATTCTTCGCGGATCGTTTAGAGATCGTCTGGAAGCAGCATCGACAGCAGTCAATAACGGCCTCATGACGCGCAACGAGTACCGACAGCTTGAGAATCTTCCACCAAAAGACGGTGGCGACATTCTCACTGTGCAGTTAGCACTCACAAACTTAGAGAACTTAAGTGCCAATCCCAACCAATGAAATGGCGCGAGAAGCCCAACGAGGGCTTGATTGGCGCAGCGAATACGGCAGAGGAGGCACCGAGGTAGGCATCGCCAGAGCCCGTGACATTGTGAATAAGCGCGATTTGAGCGAAGATACGCTTAAGCGCATGGTCAGCTTCTTTGCAAGACACGAAGTTGACAAAGAGGCTGAAGGATTCCGCGAAGGTGAGGATGGTTATCCATCTAACGGACGTATAGCGTGGGCATTATGGGGCGGTGACCCTGGGCAGTCCTGGGCGAAGCGTAAACTCGCGGAAATCGGAGATGAAAAAATGATACGCAAGGCAATTAACCTCGATTCGATGTCTTTGAAGTTCGCTGGCGATAGCGGGTTCGAGGGCTATGCGTCTGTTTTCGGTGGCGTTGACAGCTACAACGACACGATCTGGCAAGGCGCTTATAAGTCAGTCATTGATCGCATCAAGGCTGGCGCAGCTCGTATGCCTAAGATGTTTGTCAATCACAGGTCTTGGGATGTTCCGGTAGGCAAGTGGATCAAGATGGAAGAAGACGTATACGGCCTGTACGTTAAAGGCGAATTCACGACAGGTATACCAGAGGCGCAGGCAGTCAAGGCGGCGATGCAACACGGCACTATTGATGGACTATCGATTGGCTACATGGTCCAGCCTGATGACATTGAGTTTAGAGAGGATGTTCGCATCATCAAGAACATTTCCGAGCTCGCAGAGATCAGCATCGTTACTTTCCCCGCTGATTCTGCTGCGCGGGTAGACCTTGCAAGCGTTAAAAACTCTTTGGAAAGCATCAAAACTTTGAGAGAATTTGAAAACTTCTTGCGGGATGCAGGTGGGTTTTCTAAGTCTTTGGCAACCGCCACGGCAGCGCGAGCCAAAGAGGTACTGAATCGGAGAGAGTCTGATTCGCAATTGCCGGACGATTTGCAGCGTTTAATCGCGCTCAACCTCCTACAATCACGGACTCTGTAAGGAATATCATGGACGAAATCAAAGCACTGGCCGAAACTCAGGCCAAACTCTTAGACACCAGCCGCGAGCTTAAGGGCTGGATGGAAAAAGCCAACAACGAGATCGAATCGGTCAAGAAGTTGGACAGCGAAACCAAAGCAGCACTCGATAAGCTCAGCACGAAAGCTGCTGAACTGACCGACAAGTGCTTAGACCTTGAGCGTCGCATCTCTGATGCTGGCTCGACAGAAGGCAAGAACGAAACAGTAGGCGAATTGCTTACCAAGTCGGAAGCATTTTTGGCTATGGCAGCAGGTCGCAGCAAGTTTGCTCGCGTTGAGCTCAAGACCGCCATCGTTAACGCAACTGGCCAGAATCAGCCGCTTGTTGCTGATATGCGTGTGCCTGGGATTATCACCAATCCTAACCGTGTTTTGACGATCCGAGATCTTATGCCCGTCGGTCGCACTGCTAGCAACCTCGTGCAGTACACGAAGGAAAACGTTTACACGAACAACGCTGCCGCGCAGTACAGTAGCCCCAATCGTGAGAATGTTACTAAGCCTGAGAGCGGCATCACTTTCA